CGGTTGCCAACTCATACGGCCTGCCATACCCTGATCGGTCTAGCATGGCACTCAGGCCTGCTCGATGGCCGATACCGGTTCGTTGGTGCGATTAACCCTAAACGTTTTACGGCGACCACTACCGCGCCGATGGCGCGTGGTTCGTGCGGCGTGGCGATACTCCGGCGTTCAAGTTCGCACCAAATGTCATCGGTAGTAAAGTCAAAACTGGTTGCCGCTACATCTCGAACGATGTTTACGGCGTGTTGCCACCAGTCGGGGTCGGCGTTCACGGCGACATCTACCAAAGCTTGATCGCGTAGCTGGGTGCCGGTGTTCATTGTTCCCACCCCAGGTTGTTTGCCCGCCATGTTGACGGTGAATGGTTTGCTTCGACTGCTTGTTTCATTTCTGGGTCTTCGTAGAGTCTGATGATGTGGATGCAGGGGTCTGATCCGTCGAATAGTTCTTCGTCTTCGAAGATTGTTGTTGGTAGTGCGTCGTGTATTTCGCAGATTGGTGGGCCGCACCATCCTTGTTTGTATCCGTGTTGTAGCCATTCGTCGAAGGTCATTTGGTTTTGCCTTTAATAGTCATGGTTTGTGTCTGGTGATTGTTTGCGCATGTCGGTGGTTCAGACAGTTTGATGTAAGTGGTGACGGTGTTGCCGCATGTTGGGCAGAGCCATTCGTGTTTGATCCCCTTCATTGCAAGTTAGAACGGTTCTTCGTCGGCCAGGTTCACCGGTGCTGGTGCTGGTTTTGGTGCCGGTTTTGTTTTGCTGACGTTCACGGTGCCTGCTGGTGTGAGTGACCATAGTTCTGCGTCATCAAACTTGGCGACACGTTTGCCGAGGATCACAGTCTTTGTGTCACCGGCTTTCGTTGTGACTTCGACTTCCATGTTTGGTTCGCCTGCGAACTCTTTGATGCGCACACCCCATGTGTCGTCTTTAAGTTTGTAGAATGATGCTGACATAAATGTTCCGCCTTTAAGATAGTTTTTTAGTGGGTTAATTATTTGGATCAGAGTTCGATACCCTGGGCCATTGCTACTCTCATTCGTTCAACCATTTGCATATAGATGGCGAGCTGTCGTTGAGATTCTGTTAACGCTGCTTCGAGTATTCGTGCTTCCGTTTTTAGATCATCGCGTTCTTCTCGTACACGATCTAAACTGTTTTGCAAATCGTTGCATCGGGCATCCCACATCGCTAACTCTGCTGCCAATGTATCGGTCATAACCCCATCCTAGCCTTATATTTGCGGCTGTGTAAAGTTCTGCGACGATCCGACGATGACTTGCCACCCCAAACTCCGTACATGATTTCGTTGTCGAGCGCAAACTTTAAGCATCGTTCCCGCACCGGACAGTTTGAGCAGAACTTTTTTGCTGCGCCGACAAGATGGCTTTCACCGATCTCAGGGAACCACGATATGCCGTCATTGGTGTGGCATTTGGCGTTCTCCATCCAGTCGGTGTTCTTGTCCATCAGTTTGTATGAAGTAAGTATTTCTCCCATAGCTTCACTTTCCCCAGGGTGTGAACCCGTTTCCGTTGGTTTTTTGGGCGTAGTCATAGATTGCTTTGGCTGATCTAAGGTTTGTTTGCGGATCGAATAAGTCTTCACAATACTGGATTAAACCTAATGTTTGCAAGTATCCGGCAGGATAGTAGCGGGTTGGTTTGCACCATGACCTGTCGTTGATTTGGGTTAGGCCAAGATCGGTTGACCCGTCGGCGTTTAGGGTGGTGTTGTGCGCTTTTTTCAGGCATCGTGATTCGCGGTGGATGATCTGGTCTAGGGTGCGGAGTTGGTCGGGTTGCCAGCCTGCTGTCAGGGCTACATCCCACCATTGGGGGCATAGGGCTTTGGGTTTGGTGTTGGCGGCAGGGTCACGCCAGACGCGCTGTATTGCGTTCTGTGCGACGATAACCGTCGGTGCTGTGTCCACCACAGGGGGTGTTTCGGCGAGGCTTGTGACACCCCCAACTGTGAAACTTACCGTGAGTACGGCAAATAGCCGTGATAGTGCATCCATTTTGTTCTCCCTTTACCTTAGTTGATTCGGTTTAACCCTTACCGTATAAGGGCTATCAGTTCTGCGAACTCGTTGAGTGTCATCAACACTATCCCATCAGAGTTACCTTCAGGCATAGCGATCATTGCGAACGGTCTGATATCTCCCAACGCTTTCGAAGCATCCGATTGCTGTTTCGCTGACCGAAACCTTGTCTCGATAGGGCCAACTTGCGCACCGGCTTTAACTTCAACGCGAAATAGACCGCCCCAATGTTCCTCATGCCGAGAACCTGCGTTACCTGTCGCAGATAATCCCAGCTTGCGTCGGGCATGTCGGGCTTTAGCATCACCTTTAGTTCGATTCCTTTTCCCCCGAGCCGCAGGATCGTTACATCCACGGACCCGTCGCTTACCGTCACGAGATGGGCGACCGAGCAGCCCGAACTTCGGACATTCAGGTAGGTTGCATTTGTCTCGGTTGCCTTGACATTCACCTTTGCGTTCATCGGTCATTGAGGGTCTAGGGTTTCGATAAGTTCCCAGACCTCACCCTTTGTCATCTCGTTCAAGTCATGTAAAGGATGCTTCACCGAACCGACAGCCAATTCCAGTTTGGATTCCGGTGTGTCAAAACCTTTAGCGAACATCAATGCTTTAAGTTTGCCAACCTGTGCTGCTGTTGCCCTGGTGTTAAGGTCTTTCGGTTTAATGTTCGGTGAATGTACCGCTTCAACAGGGGTTGCGTTAAACAAGGCGACGACTGCTTCTTCGGCTTCCAAGTTTGATAACGGTATGTCTGTCGGCTTTGGTGCTGGTGCGTCTTTCATTTTCTTGAACGTGTCACGCAACTTAGCCATGTCTGTGTCTTTCAATCCGACAAGTAGTACGCCTGCTTCTTTAGCGACCAGGTTCGGATCTAGGTTCGCTTCTTTGCAAGCTGTTTTGAATCGGTCAATGTTTTCTTGGCTGACAACACCGGCAGGTTTCGGTGCCGCAACAGGGTGTTCTTCCCATTCTGACTTGGACCAGAGTGATAGGCAGATACCGAAACGCATGGATGCGTTACGCAAGAAGTCGCCTACTAGTTCTTTGTCTAGGTCAGGTTTGTCTGAACGTACCGATCCGACACCCAACATTGTTTTGCCGAGGATAGTTAGGTGTCCCCACATGGTTGCCATGCCGTTTGTTTCGGTGATTGCTGGTCTGCCGTTCACGAACTCGACAGGGGACCAGTTCCACATTGGATCAATGTCGATGAGGATTCGGTTGATTTCTGCGTGACCTACGAAGTCGAGCGTGATGCCGCCTCGCGGTAGTTTGCCTACGATTGACGGGTCAGGTACCCCGTATGCGCTGATGATTTCTTTTAGTTCCATTGTTATTCTCCTTTGGTTGTCACACGGAATGTGCGAATGGTTGATGTTTTCTTATACTTCTCTACTAACGCAGGGTGTTCTTGTTCTAGTTTCTTTTGATCTAACGATGTGCGTGTCGAAGTTTTCCAAGTGCAAGCCAACTTGTTTCCCAACGTGGCGTACTCTGCTTCTCCCATGATCGCACAAATTTCTGCTTTCAATTTATCTTCGTGATCTTCCAGTTCTTTCATCTGTGTTTTAATCTTTTTCAGATACTCAAAATGTTCTTTAATGTTTGCCGGTAAATCAACTGTCGTGTCTTGGCCTTGCGGATACTGGGTTGACATGTGACGGTACTCGTACTCTGCACCGTCAGGCAACATCCCTAAATCAATCGCTGCCAAAAACTTTCGGCAAGCATCAATGTGTAACTGTTTCTCATCCGAAGAAACCTTCTGCACATGATGATGCAGGTCAAGGTCTGAGTCAAAGATTGCCCAATCAACACTAAACACGTTCGCACAGATCGCCTGCTGTACACCCTGCCAATACCAGTAGTCAGGCAGTTTGCCAGTCCAACGTTTCTTAGTGGTCTTAACCTCGATCACTTGGCGTGAGTCAGGTTCATCCATGCTCAACGCGTCGAGTGTTGCCATGAGTCGTACGCCGTCTTCTTCGTAGCAGTACAGCACATCTGGTGTGTACAGAACTTTGTTCAGTTTGTCTGCCGCCCATTTGATGAGTGTCGGTTCAAGCCGGTTGCCTCTGTCCATAGCGGCGTTCGGTGCTTCAGGTTGCGGTGGTTGCGCAGCTAACAGTTCTGTTGCCAGGTCTGCCGCAGTTTTGAACGGGTGCGCCCCGTGAACGACAGCTGCTACTGATGCGGTGATTTGTGGTTCACCTAACCCGTTTTTCCATCGGGCTTTCAACCATTCGGTTGTGCCGTGTTCAGGTTTCGGTCTTGTGTACCAGTTCTTTTTCATAACTCCCCTTTGTTTGGTTTACTTAAAGCATACGGGCAGGGTGTTGCAAAGTCAAATCAATTTTTGCTTGATCCAAAACTTTTACGTTCTGCACCATAGACACAGGGATATGTGTGACCATCCCTATAGTTTTAAGGTTCGGTACCTCATCAGGCATATATGAACCGGTGATCGAAATGTACCCTGGCAGGCAGTCAGGCCACAGGAAACCTACCGACACAACATGGCAGGCTTCAGGTTTGTAGGTTTCTATCTCAATCCAACCGTTATCGGAATCGTATGCGTCTATCCAATGAACTGACACAAGCGACCACGGGCAAGACATTAGTTTTCCTTTGGGAGATATTCGTAACTGGCGTGAGACATGGACATGATGCGACCATCACGGCTTATCGCCACCCAAGTTGGGGCATCAGGATCGCAGAGACAAGAAGCCACTTTTGTCTCATCATGCTCGATGATTGCGTCACAATGTTGGCAGCAAAGTTTCATAGCCAGCACACATACTCTGAAGTGACACGACCTTTTATCGGATCAACGAAATGCAGGCGTTGGCTTGGCTTACCGACAGCAGCGATGAACG